ACTACTTTACGAGGAGCTTGGATAAATCATTTGAAGTTATATGCTCAAGATGCTATGGAAAATCCTACTATTATACCTGATTATATATTACAAGACCCTGCTATGAAAATAAAGGGTACTCCTTATGCTTGGTGGTCTGATAATAATGTGAAAGAAAAATTAAATAAAGTAGCTAAAGGATTAGGATTAGAGGGAAAACATAAGCTTGACACATTTGACTATAATAATTTAAGGCATTTCTCTAATCTTGAAGGTAAATTTGAATTAATGTCTTTACTTGCTCATCCTAAGAGTATGATATATAATTTATTTGGTGGTACTATGCATTCTATTCAGTCTGCTGGTGCTAAATATGTTAAACGTGCTCGTGATTATGGTTTCTTAAGTTCTATACATCCTACATTATCAACAAAACAAGGTGTAAATGAATTTGTTATTAATCAAGGTGTATTTCCTGATATGATAATGCATGAATTAGGTTTAAATCCTAAGTTAAGAACTAAAAAAGCACAAGCTTTCTTAAAAGATTTAGGTAAAAAAGTAGGTAAAACTGGTGAAGTAGCAAAAGAATCTGTTTGGGAATTGGGTAAGAAGCATGGGGTGACAAGTGCTATAATGAATCTTGCTGCTAAATCTATGTCTATACCTGAGATGGCTCTTCGTAGAGATGCTTTTATGGCTCATTATGTAAGAGCCTGGGAACAATTTGGAGGTTCTATTAGTCAATATGACCATCCAATCTTAGTAGAAATGGCTAAGAAAGGTGTTAAAGCTACACAGTTCTTATATTCTGCTCCTTATCGTCCTGCATTTTCTAGAACAGCTCTTGGTAAAGTAATGACACGTTTCCAATTATGGTCTTGGAATGCTGCTAGATTTAGAAATGATGTTTTAAGAGAAGCTAGAATAAAAGGTTTTAAACAAGGTACACCTGAATTTGAAAAGTTTAAAAGAACAGCTCAAATAGATATGCTTGTTATGGCTTTAGGTAGTGTTTTTGCTTTCTCAATATTTGACCAAGCTATTCCTGCTCCATTAAGCTACTTTAAAGATACTGCTGAATGGTTATTTGGAGATGAAACGACAAGAAATAATGCTTTTTTTGGTACTTGGAGCACTAAAAAGACTGGAACTGCTTTAGCTCCTCTTCAAATAATTACTCCTCCTATTGCTAGGTTACCTTTAAATTTATTAAAGGCTCAAATAGATGATAACTATCAAAAGTTCTTTGATTATCAAATATATTCTATGTTTCCATTTGGAAGAGTTGCTAGAGATATAGCTCCATTTGCTAAAGGGAATGTGTTGGATAATCCTTATAGAATATCAGAAAAGTTTACTGGTATACCTTATGGTGATTTACAAAGAAAAAGAAGAGAATTGAAGGAAGAAGAAGCTTATCATCCTAAGTTTCCTGTAGTAGGTTAATTTTTATCAAATATTTCTAGTATTTTTTTTAATGCTTTTGTATCATCAAAACAATCAACATGAACATGTAAAGACCCCATATCAGAAAACGATATATCTGGATTAACAAATCCGTATTCTATTTTAATACAGGGTTCTAATACATCTATATCTTGCCCACATTTATCACAAAAGTCCATATTTAATTTACTCTGTTTTATCTGTTTTTTCTAACCTTTTTTCTTCATTTTGTTTTACTTTTTTCTCTACAAATTTAAGAAATTCATCTTTTTTATCTGTAAATTCTAAAAAAAGTGCAAACATATTTTCATTAGCAATACAATATTCTTCTAAATATTTTACTTTTTGCCCAAGAAAAGTTATTGCGTTTGAAACATCTTTTCGTGTAGGTTTTCCTCTGTTACCCTTCTGAGTCATCTTGAATCTCCTTATTTATACTCTCTTTTAAAAAGCCTTCGACTTCTTTTACATAGTCTTCGGCTTTTTTTCGGAGTTGTTTTTCTCCTCTTAGTTGTTTTTCAAGAGAGCTAACTTGTTTTGCCAGCTCTCTTACTCTCTCACAGCATTTGTTCAATGCTTTTTCCATTATTTGTATTTCCAAGGCTAAATACCTCCTTAAGTTTAGCTTTATTTTTTGGTTTAGGTTTACCATATGGAAAGTTTAAGAAGCACCATAAGTCATATACTTTGTTATGAATCTTATATCGTTTATCAAATTTTCTTAATTGATAATTAGGTTCTTTTATCCATTTACCTTTTAAATAAAGCCCGTATATGTCTTTTATTTGATGTTCAAAAGGAAATATTGCATTCCATAAGTCCATATACATAAGTTGTTGTATTTCGTGTGTTTTGCGGTAGTCTCCAGTCTTTATATCTATAATAGATAAACGTCCGTTTATATTTGCTATTATATCTGGAGTTCCAGCCCATGGTATGTCCTTGTGATATAGGAATATCTCTTGGGTTTGTACCTGGGGTGAATGTTCTTTGTAAAACTTTTCAAATGACATTAGTGACTTTTGAATAAATTCGTTATCAACAATTATTTCTTCGTCATTTAATAATAGTTCTATATTTTCGTGGACTGCTGTGCCGCGTTCTGCTGCTTCGTCTCGTAGGTTAATAGCGTTTAACCCATTTTTCATTAACCATTCATCAAAGAATCTACCTTTTGAGCAGGTTTCTCCTATGACTGTAGTTACAGATGGTTTCCAGTTTTTACTTTCCCCTTGACTGTACCATCGGCTTTCACCGTCATGCCTTTTTACTTTTAAGTCTCTTAGGTACTTGTCTATTATCTCTATTAGTAGTTTGTTCATTGAGCCTCCTGACCCATTGTTTGCTAACTCCTTGTGTTTTGATTGAACTCAATCTAGGTGTAATATCGCTTCAAGTCTCGCTGTAACCGCATCTCGGACATGCATAGCCACAATCGTTACCTGAAACGATACTACCACATTGTAAGCAATTAATTATTTCCATTTGTACCTGTAAATTGTGCGAATTGACACTTTAAAAATGTCTGCTAATTTACGAGGTTTATATCCAAGAAGCAAAAGGAAATTTAACTTCCATTCTTTAAAGTTGTTTATTTTTTTTCTCATCTTCTTACTTTATTATGATGGTTATGAGTTAGCATTTGATATAGCCACCAGCATCGACCGTTGCCAGTTGCTTGTAAAATTCTTTCTTTTCTCTTGTCATTTAACTTTCTCATATTTGCTTTTCTAACTTCGGCTTTCATATTTGTCTCCTAATTAAATACGTCTGATTTTGCTAGTTTTCTTAAGATGTAACTTTTTACTCTATCATCTTGTTTGGTTATCCATTTAATAAATGTTCTATATTCTTTATCTGTTAATGGACCTTTTTTAGTATTACAAGATGCACATATCATTTGAAGATTGCTCTTAAATGAGCCTCCTCCACTAGATATTGGATGTTTGTGGTCACAAACCATATTAGTTACATCTAGCTTTTTCTTGCAATATTTGCAAGGTTTGTTATATGCTTTATATAACATTTCGCGTATTTCAGTTAAAGATATGTTAAATATTACTTCATACTCTTTACTTCTTTTCTTTAAAGATGACTTTAAAGTTGAAGATTTTTTCATGAGTCTATGAAACATTCTTTTAGCATGTGTCCCATGAGTGGGTCGAAGCTTATACATAAACTTCGCTTCCCACTCTTTAGGACTACGCGACTTCCGAATGGAATTCTGGTTCATGCTAGCTTGCTTTTACCTTTTGTCCAGTCGGAGTTTTTGTCATTTGGTATCTCCCGAAACCTTTATATATACCTCTTGAATTTTGAGTCGTAATAATATCAAAACCCTTTTTTCGTAAGTTAAATATAATTGCTGACAATCTCCAAGCTCCGAAAAGTTTAGCTGCTTGTGCTTGATTTAAAGTTTTACCTTTAAGCAAATGCATCATTACTTTTCGACTCTTTGATGTTTTGTTTGATGTTTTTGGCATCTTTTTTTTCCTTTCCTAAATAAATAGCTATTTGAAATTTCCATATCTTTATTACCATAGATACGGTATCAATTAATAAGCCTTTATTTGAATTGAATGAAATCATAGTTTTCTCCTTAATCTGAAACTTGGTTGCCATTCTAAATCAACTTTAAATAATTCTCCATCAGTATTTTTTAATACTTCTAAAGATTTTTCAGATGAATTAGCCTGACCATTTAAGCCTATGACTTTACGTGAAGCGTTTTCTATTGCCCCAGAACCTTTACCTGCATATAAATCTAATGCCTCATTTCTAGAATATTCTCTAGATACTTGAGATACTTGAATTATAATTAAATCATTATTCACAGCCATACTTGAAAGCGAGTGTGATATGTATTTAATTTGTTCATACTCTCCTCTGACATGAGGTGGAGTTTCAACTAAATCAATATAGTCTACTACGACTAATGCTGGCCTTAACTCTTTAACTTTTGCTTGTATTTGTTCTAAGTTAGGGGGTATTGTTTGAATGACCATATGGTTTAATTTATCTTTATTATCATTATAAACTTTTTTAGGATTATCATTTATTTCTTCTTTTGTTAATCCTGATACAATTTGCATATTACGTCTATGCATGTACCAAGCTGATAACTCTAAAGATAAATATAATGTAGGAATTTGCCAATCAGTATTTATGTCATCATTAGCAAAATCAACACCTA